TGGGAAAAGGAACTGCAGGCTGCCAAGAAGGAGTTGTCCAAGTTCCACCAGACCGGCAAGGCGCTGGTGCAGCGGTATCTGGACGAACGCGGCAGCGCACTGTCTGGCGAGTCGGACAGCAAGTTCAACCTGTTCTGGTCCAACATCGAGGTGCTGAAGTCCTCGCTGTACGCCAAGCCTCCACGGGTGGACGTGAGCAACAGCTACAAGGACACCAACGACGACATCAGTCGCGTGGCCGCCAACATCCTGCAGCGCATGCTCAACAACGACGTGGAGGAGGACGATGAGTCCACCTACCCGGAGGTCACCCGCCAGTCGGTGGGCGACTACCTGATCGTCGGCCTGGGGCAGGTCTGGTATCGCTACGAGGTCGAGACCGCCAAGGCCAAGACCGAGGAGGTCAAGGACCCGCAGACCGGCATGGTGCTGGCCCCGGCCATCGAGTACGAGGCGATCACTCACGAAGACGCCCCTGCAGACTACGTCTACTGGGAGGACTTCTGGTGGTCCCCTGCGCGGGTGTGGCAGGACGTGCGCTGGGTCGCACGCCGGGTCTACATGAACCGCGAGGAGTTGATCGCCCGCTTCGGTGACAAGATCGGCAAGGACATCCCGGTCAACAAGCAGAAGAACAAGGCGTCGAGCATCGATCCTCAGAACGACCCGTGGGACAAGGCGGGTGTGTTTGAGATCTGGGACAAGACCACCAAGTGCGCCTACTGGCACGTCCTGGGCTACAACCTGATCTGCGACCACCAAGAGGACCCGCTCAAGCTGCGCGGGTTCTTCCCGTGCCCGCAGCCGCTGGTGGCGAACGCCACGACCAGCAAGATGATGCCCAGGGCTGACTACCTGCTGGCCCAGGACCAGTACGCCCAGATCGATGAGATCACCACGCGGCTGAAGTACCTGATCAAGGCCTGCAAGGTCGTCGGGGCGTACGACAAGAACAGCACCGGGCTGCAGCGCATCTTCATGGAGGGCATGGAGAACCAGATGATCCCGGTGGACAACTGGGCGGCCTTCGCTGAGAAGGGCGGCATCAAGGGCTCGATGGACTTCGTGCCGGTCGATCTGGTCGCCAACGTGATCGAGCGCCTGACGGCCCAGCGCGACGTGATCAAGGCCAACCTGTACGAGGTGCTGGGCATCGGGGACATCATGCGCGGCATGACCAACCCCGACGAGACTCTCGGGGCGCAGCAGTTGAAGGCCCAGTTCGGCGGCAACCGTTTGCAGTTTAAACAGCAGCAGATCGGAGCCTGGGTGTCGAGCGGCCAGCGCATCCGGTCGCAGATTTTCTGCTACCACTTCCAGGCGAACACCATCGCAGAGCGGTCGAACATCATGCTGTCCAACGACAAGACGCTGGCACCGCAGGCAATCGAGTTCCTGAAGTCCGGGGCTGAGTCCAAGCAGTACCGCATCACGGTCGAGGCCGAGTCGATGGCGATGGTGGACTGGGCGCAGGAGCGGGACAGCCGCACCCAGTTCCTGCAGGCCACCGGCAGCTTCATGCAGCAGGCGGGGTCGATGGTCGAGTCCGCCCCCGAGTCGCTGCCGGTCATGCTGGAGTTGATGAAGTGGGGCCTGGGCGGGTTCCGCGTGGGCAAGGAGATCGAGACCGTCCTCGATCAGGCGATCCAGGCCGCAGGCAAGCCCAAGGAGAAGGAGCCGCCCGATCCGCTCAAGGAGGCCCAGATCGCCAAGGACCAAGCCTCGGCCCTGCAGTCCAAGGCCACGGCCCAGGAGAAGATCGTCCAGGCCCACGCCGACGCCGCCGAGGCGCTGGCGATGTGGGGCCCGATGGCGATGTCCACGCCCCTGCCGCAGGACGGCGGCGGCCAGCCGCCTCCGGGCGGGATGCCGCCGCCTGGGGGGCCGCCCCCAGGCGCTGGCGGGCCGCCACCCGGTGGACCGCCGCCAGGAATGCCCCCAGGCGGGCCTGCAGGGCCCCCAGGAGGCCCGCCAATGGGCGGTCAGCCACCTGGGCCGCCTCAGGGTCCTCCGCAGCCGCCTGGAGGCCCAGCGGGCCTACCATCGATGCCGCCACCCGGTGGCCCACCTCAACCCATGTAGGAGAAAACCATGACCAAGAAGTCCCAAGCCGACGCCGACTACGAAGCCGAACTGGAGGCCGAGAAGGCCGCCGAGAAGAAGTACCCGACCCAGGTCAAGGCCGTCGAGGTCGAGATGCCCGCCCGGTTTGAGACCGGCGGGGCGACCGCCGACGAGAAGGCCGCGTGGCTTGCCGAGAACCGGCCCGAGCCGCTCGTTGAAACGGCGAAGTGCGGCCCGCCTGACGAAGCCTAGGAGACCATCATGGGCCGCATGTCGGACATCCTGCGCGAGGGCGTCGGTCAAGCCGACGCCACCGGGCACCTCCTGCGCGGCGTCGTGACGCAGCCGCTCGCGGGCCTGTACGGTCTCAGCAAGGGCACCGCCGACATGCTGCGCGAGCGCGACCTGGGAGCCTTCGGCAGGGGCGGCGCGAAGGGTGCCGAGGAGGCCAGCGAGTTCCTTGGCGGTTCGCCGTTTACACGGCGCGGCCAGGAATTGATGGAGCAGTTCGGTGCGACCGCCAAGAAGGGTGCCGAACTGGCCCGGGACAATATCCCCGGCGTGACCGAGGGCGAGGCTGGCTGGGAGAAGTTCAGCGAGAAGGCACCCTTCGCCGCCGCCATGACGGCGGGCTTGGTGGAGGCCTCCCCGGGCGGCAAGGGCAAGAAGGCCCTGGCGAGCGCCGAGAAGGCCGCCGAGAAGGCCGCAGCCAAGGCCGCCAAGTCCAGCCTGCGCGAGGACATCGAGCAGGCCGTCAAGACCGCCGAGCGCAACCCCGACATGAAGGTGCTGGAGCCTCCCGAGATGGAGGTGTTCGGCAACAAGGCCAAGCGCGAGGCTGCGACCAAGAAGAAGCTGGGCAAGCAGGAGGCCGCCGCCGAGGCCGAGGACGCCGCACCCGTGAAGCGCCAGAAGGGCGGGCGCGAGGGCACCGGCAAGGTCGAGCCGGATGTCTTCCGGCAGCAGTACGCCCAGGCTTCAAGCCCCGAGGAGGGCTACCAGTCGGTGTTGGCGAGTGCCCTGCGCGAGGAACACCTGAAGCCAGCCCCTGGTGGCGGCTGGGTGGGCGCTCCGCGCACCGTCAAGAACCGCCGGGACATGAACAAGGTGCGCGGCCAGATCGACGCCCAGTTCGACGAGGGCTGGGACGCCCTGGGCTATGCAGACCCAGGGCGCAGGGGCACTTGGTACAAGCGCGCCAAGGACGCCCACACCGACCTGTGGGAGCCCTGGCAGTTGGACCGCGCCCTGGAGGGCACTGCGGCCTACTCCGCTGGCGTGGCCCCCGTGGCCGAGCATGCATTCAACCTCAAGCACCAGAACAGCCGTGCCCTGGGGCAGCCCAAGCAGGCCTACCGTGGCGAAGCCATGCGGATGCTGGACGAGGCCGTCAAGAACAACGCCAAGGCCGATCTGGCCCACAAGGTGGGCGAGTACCGGGTCAAGAACGACGCCCGGTCCCCCGAGTCCTCGCCGTTCGGCGTGAACGACTTCCGCATGTCCCAGACCTACGGGTACACCGATCCCGAGGGCAACCCCTGGAAGGCCGGGGCTACAGACCAGATGCACCCCGTGATGGATCTGGAAACGGTCCTGGGGGTCGAGCGCGGCAAGACCCGCCATCCGGGTGCCGGGGTCTCTGGCGAGGTGTTTCAGGAGATCCCCTGGGTCATGGGCAAGGCCGAGGACTTCTACGAGCGGGGCAAGAACGCCCGCTACAAGACCAAGTACGAGGGCGACGTGAGCGGCAAGGTGCAGGCCCTGCGGGACGCCAACGAGACCGCCGCCGACGTGGCCCCCAAGCACGCCTTCACTAGCACCCATGAGTACGTCCCTGGTGCCGACACCGGGCATGTGCCCCAGGTCTTGGGCATGGACGAGGCGGGCAAGAAGGCCTACGCCGAGCCCGGTCGGTGGGACACCGAGGGCCCGATGTCGGACATGGACTGGCACGCCCTGGACCCAGCCAACCCGCAGCAGGGCGGCAGCCCCTACGGGGCCATCAAGGCCGGTACGGCTGGCGCTGGCCCTCGGGACGCCATCATCCGGGCCCTGCGCCTCGGCCAGCAGAAGCCCCTGGAGGGCATCGGGCAGTACACCAACAACCTGGGCGGCGTCGAGAACAACCCGGTCTACATGCCTCGCACCCAGGCCGACTTCGTGACCGTGCCCACCAAGCCGGTCGCCAAGAAACTCAAGAGCGGCAGGGTCATCGAGCCCACTGCCGAGCAGATGGCCGCCTACGAGGCGATGCCCAAGGTGGAGCCCGGGACGGTCAACCCCGACACCCTGGCGGCGCTGCGCTTTGGCGAGCGCACCCGGGGCTACATCGATGCCCAGGAGAACGTGGCCGGGAACCTGCCCATCACGAACGCCGGTCGGCGGGGCCAGACCAGCCTGCTGCTGGAGCGCGGCGAGCGCCCCAGCGCCCAGGAACTGGAGGGCATGACCGAGCGGGTCGCTGCCCTGCGGGCAATGGAGGACGCCAAGATTGCCAAGAAGCAGGACAAGACCCAGGGTCCACTGCCGTTCAGCGAGCCCAAGTACGACCCGTACATGGGCGTGACGCCAACCAATCGTGGAGCCCTGGTGCTGAACAAGGGCGGCCAGCCTCTGAGCGCCAAGGATCAGGCCGCCCTGGCCGGGGACATGCCGGGGTCGGTCGCCCAGTCTGCCGATGTCGAGGGCTTCTACGTGCCCGCCATGACCTCTGCTGCCGACGCCAATCAGGGCATCGGCATGACCCGCCTGCTGAATGAGGCGGCCTTCGACACCCCGCCCGAGGCGGTGCGCGGCATAGCTGAGTCGGAGGAGATCCGCAGGCTGATCCGCGCCAAGATGGAGCGCGACGAGGGCCTGCCCGGTGCCCGCCCGGACATCGCAGAGGGCAGGCGGTTCCTGGCCGATGCGGACTGGAACAAGGCTGTCGAGATGATCCGTAAGGGCATGAAGCCAGCCGCCGCAGTGTCGGCCCTGGGGTACAGCCTGCAGAGCATGGCGGCTGAAGATGAACAGGCCCTGGTGGCCGCAGCACAGGGGCGTTGATGCCGACTTACAACTGGAAGTGCCAAGCCTGCGGGCGCGAGGTAGAACACGTCAGGTCGATCCGCGAGCATTCGGCCAACCCGCTGCCGTTCTTCTGCTGCCAGCAGTCGATGGACCGCTACTTCCCGCCCCAGCGTTTCAACGCCCTGGACAACCCGCTGGCGGGCGACCGGGGCTACGACGGCATGCGGGCCCAGGACGGCACCGACATCAGCAGCCGGTCCAAGCACCGCGAGTACATGAAGCGGCACGGCCTGACCACGGCTGACGACTTCAAGGACACCTGGGCCAAGGCCGAGAAGGCCAGGGCCGAGTACCGGACCACGGGCCGGGGCGGTGCAATCACCCGTGACGATATTGCGCGGGCGTGGGCCCGCCAGGACAGCCGCTGACGGTCGGAAACCGTCGCCTACAAGGAGAATTCACAATGGGTCCAGAAGACGATGTCAGCCTGCGGGACGACATAGAGGCCGCCCTGGGTGGCGATGGCGGGTCGCCCGATCCGATCACTCCCGAGCCGACGGCACCGCCCGCCGCACCTCAGCCGACCGAGCCCGCTGCGCCCCCGATGGGCGACCAGCCGGGGACAAAACCCCCGGTCGAGGGCCGTGACAGCCTGGGTCGTTTTCTTCCCAAGAAGGGTGATGTACCATCCGCCGTCGCCCCAGCAGCCGCTCCGGGTGCCGCTGGAGGTCCTCCCCCGACAGTGGCACCCGTACCGAATCCTGGGGCGGCTCCACTTCCGGGTGCCGAGCAGCCGCTCCAGGCCCCGGCTGGCTGGGGACCCCAGGTCCGTGAACACTGGGCCACGCTGGCCCCTGCGGTTCAGCAGCAGATTCACCAGCGCGAGCAGCAGATGCAGCAGTGGGCCCAGAACACGGCCCCGCTGCGCAATGCTGGGCAGGCGTTCATCAACGCCGTGCAGCCCTTCCAGCACACGATCCAGGCCGAGGGGGTCGATCCGCTGACCGCCGTCACGAACCTGATGCAGGCCACGACGACCCTGCGGTTCGGCACGCCGATGGAGAAGGCCAATATGCTGGCCCAGGTCGTCAAGGCCTACGGGGTGGATATCCGGGCCCTGGACAGCGCCATCGCGGGCGTGGCCCCGCCCGAGGGCCAGCCCCAGCAGGTCAACGTCCAGGCCGAGGTCCAGAGGGCCCTGGCGCCCCTGATGCAGATGGCCCAGCAGCGCGAGCAGGCCGAGGTGAACCGGCTGACCGAGCAGAGCTACGCCGAACTGCGGGCCTTCGCTGCCGACCCGGCGCATGAGTTCCTGGGTGACGTGCGGCCCCTGATGGCCGACATGATCGAGGTGGCCGAGCGGCAGAAGTACCCACTTTCCCTGCAGGACGCCTACGACCGGGCCTGTGCATTGCACCCTGAAGTGTCGAAGGTCATAATGGCGCGGCGTCAGGGGGCCAACGCCCAGCAACTGACCCAAGCTGCCCAGCGGGCAAAGTCCGCAGCAGTGAGTGTCAGGGGTGTAGCACCTGTCGGCAACCCGAATGCAGTCGAACCGTCATCGATCCGCGAAAGCATCGAGGCGGCCATCGAGGCCCATTCGAGAGTCTGAGGCGTAGTAGAACCGCCCCAGCGGCTGAAGGGACCGACCCCCATTGGGTCGGCCACCCGAGAGGCCCTGGGGTGCGCCATCGAAGCGATCTCGGAGTGGAGAAAAAAGGCGCGGTGTAACCGCAGGCTTCAACCATTCCCTGGAGAACTTCAATGGCATTCCCGAACGTCAGCGACATCGTCGCAACCACCATCCAGTCACGCACCCGCAAGATCGCGGACAACGTGACCAAGAACAATGCGCTGTACATGCGCCTCGACCAGAAGGGCAATCGCAAGACCTTCTCGGGCGGCAACGTGATCTACCAAGAGTTGTCGTTCGCACAGAACGCCAACGGTGGCTGGTACAGCGGGTACGACCTGCTGCCGGTCGCTGCCTCCGACGTGATCTCGGCTGCCGAGTACAACATCAAGCAGCTTGCCTGCCCGGTGACGATGTCAGGCCTGGAGACCATCCAGAACGCTGGCAAGGAGCAGATGATCGACCTGCTGGAAGGCCGCATCAACGTGGCCGAGGCCACGATGGCGAACCTGATGTCCGAGGGCATCTACGCCGACGGCACGACCTTCGGCGGCAAGTCCCTGACCGGCCTGGGCGCTGCCGTCCCGGCCCTGGCCCCTGGTGCCCAGGCGACTCCGTACGGCGGCATCGTCGGCACGACTTGGCCCTTCTGGACCAGCAAGTACACGCTGACCGCTGCCCAGACGGCTGCCAACATCCAGGGCTTTATGAACGCCATGTGGGCGTCCCTGACCCGTGGCACCGACCGGCCCGACCTGATCGTTCAGGACAACGCAGCCTGGGCGAACTACATGGCGAGCCTGCAGGCGCAACAGCGTTTCGCTTCGCCCGAGGTCGGTAACCTGGGGTTCCCGACGCTGAAGTTCATGGACGCGGACGTGGTCCTCGACGGCGGCATCGGCGGCTTCGCACCGGCGAACACTTCGTTTTTCCTGAACACGAAGTACATCTTCCTGCGCCCCCACAGCGCACGGGACATGGTCGCGCTGGACCCGAACAAGCGGTACGCTGTGAACCAAGACGCGGAAGTGTCCATCCTGGCCTGGGCCGGGAACCTGACCTGCAACGGTCGGCAGTTCCAGGGCCGTCTGGTCGGGGCCTGATCCCTCCTTGATCCCCGGGGCTTCGGCCTCGGGGGCCTTTTTAACCTCAGGAGTACACAATGCCCGCAGCCCTTCCCGGCGCAACCGCCGCGCAAAACGCCGCCAACCCGTCGCAGGGTCGTGCGGTCATCTTCGACCTGTTCTCCGGTCCCAAGGGCGCGCCCTTCGACCGTGACGTGCAGGTCCCCTACAACGGCAGCCCCGGTGGCGCTGGCTACCCGGCCAGCGGCAACCAGTCCACCGGGGGCCTCTCGACCGGCATCGGCTTCGGCTCGCCGCCAGTCATCGGCCCGGTATCCAACCCGAATGTCAACAACGCCCTCTACGGCATCCGCTTGGCGGGCTTCAGCGACGACTACACCCCTGGTGTCACCAAGCCTGACGGCACCGCTGCCGCCGACGCGACCCTGATGTACATCGGGGGCGGCAAGAGCCTGCCCACGGGGGTCTCGGCCCCCTGGGCGGCTGGCTTCGGCATCGGCATGGCGGGCAACGGCGGCAGCCGTGACGCTGGTGCAGGCCCAGCCTTCACGGGCTTCACCATCAAGACGGTGACGGCCACTGGCGCAGTCGCCAACGGTGCCGATGTCGAGGCGGGCTTCGCCAACCGCTCTGGCGTGGCGCTGGTGATCGACCAGTCGGTGTTCGGGTCCAACGCTGTAGCCAGCGCAGTCCCGGCCTAAGGGGCCGCCGTGCTGACGGCAGGCGTCCTCACCTACGACGGCCAGGGTCGTGTCCGCACGACCCTGCAGCCGCCGACGGAGTTCAACGGGGGCACGCCGACCCGTAACGGTCTCCTGTGCATCGCCCAGGCCGGGGCCATCACGGCCTTCGGCGCTGGCCTGGGCTACGTCGCCAGCGGGGCCATCCGGGTCGTCGCTGGTGGTGGTCCTGGCGTCAACCCGCTGGGCAACGACCTCGGGCAGGTCCGCGTGGGCGTCGGCCCTGCAGCCTTCTGGTACGCAGGCCTCCCCTTCACGGCAGCCGGTCGAGTGGCCGTTGCTCCTCCTGTTTAAACAGCAAGTCCTGATGTCGCGCCAGTGAGGACATGCTCTACCAACGGCGCAAGCTGATCAGCCAAATAAGGAAAACCCAAATGTCCCTCGATGCCGTGCAGGTCGAAGCCCTGCAAAATTCCGTTCCGACCGACTGGACGAAGTTCGACCAGACCGTAGGTGCCGATGCCCGCCGCTTTGGAGGCATGGGCTTGGGTGGTCTGCCACCGGGCATGGGCCCTGGGTACGACGACAAGCTGCACGTCCGCTTCTTTATGAAGCCCCGCATCGACCCCATCGCCTCGGCCCGCGAGAACCGCCCGATCTTCAAGGACGTGCCGTTCGTCGAAATAATGATTCCGGGGGACAAGAACAACATCGTGACCGCCGAGGTCTGGCAGCAGCACATCACCCGGTTCCCGCAGCACTGGGACCAGTTCCAGGCTGGCATCAAGGATCAGGTCGTCGGCACGCCGCTGAAGCTGGCCCCGTTCCTGACCGAGTCGCACGTCGAGGAGTTGGCGTACTTCAAGATCAGGACCATCGAGCAGTTGGCCGATCTGTCGGACACCAACATGACCTTCATGGGTGCCCGCGAGATGCAGCAGGCCGCCAAGAAGTACCTGCTGAAGGTCAGCGGCAACGACGCCCTGATGGCCCGCATCCAGGCCCTGGAGGACCAGAACCGCATCCTCCAGGCCGAGCGGGGCGGCTCGACCGACAAGGTGCTGGACCGTGAGGTGGCGGAAGATGCCGACACCATCGCCAAGCGCGGCGGCGTCGTGACGGGCCGGAACAACCTCGCCCGCCGTTAAACAGGAGCAGCGCACATGCCGTATCAGATGACCAACGAGCAGTCGCTTGCGACTGTCATCCAGACGTGCTGTGCGCTGCTGTCCCTGCCCCAGCCGGTGTCGCCCGCCAGCAGCACCGACCCGAACATCATCCTGATGCGGACGGCTGCCAACATGGCGAGCCTGGAGATGCTCAACGCCTACGAGTGGGCCACGCTGACCAAGATGGGCGAGATCGATGTCTTCAGCGGCATCCCGCCAGCGACCGAGGCTACAGAGACCGCCTTCCCGCTGCCCGAGGACTTCTACCGCTTCATCGACCAGACCCAGTGGAACGGGGCGATGCGGTTCCCTGCCGTCGGCCCGGTTGCACCCCAGGGCTGGATGACCTACATGGTCTTCCCGATCAGCGCCAACTTCACGCTGACGTGGCAGGTCAGGCAGAACAACATCTACTTCCTGAACGCCCCGCCAGCCCCAGGCCAGAAGTTCCGCTTCATGTACCTGTCGCGTGGTCTGGTGATCGACGCCGACGACCCGCTGGTGATCAAGAACATGGCGACCAAGGACGGCGACCTGTTCGTCCTCGACGGCGTGCTGATGACGCTGATGACCCGCATCAAGTGGCTGGAGGCCAAGGGCTTCGACTCCAGCGCCGCCGTGCGGGACTTCCTGCTGGCCTTCGACAGCCGCATCGGGGCGCAGAAGGGTGCCAACATCCTCAGCATGTCCGGGGGCCGCCATGACTACCCGTACATCGGGATCGGCAACCTGCCTGAAGCCTCACTCTACGGCATGCGCCAATAATCACGGGTGACGAAATGACCGTGCCGCTGCCCCTAGGCTGGGTGATCAACGAGGTCCTTGAGGAGGTCCCAAGCCCGAATGCCGGGACCCCAGCCGCAGGCTACTTTGCCCGCAAGACCTTCATCTGCTACGACGAGAACAACCAGTACGTCTGCTCCTCTGGCAGCCGTGAGGATTGCGAGAACCAAGCCCTGACGGCGGCCCAGTCCAGCACCCAACAGAACTTCTACTGACCATGCTCCAGCCCTCACCCCACCCCCGTAAGACGATCCCGCGTCGGTCGAGCGCAACGCAGACCCACGCGGCGTTCGCCTTCCCCGCACCGCAGGGCGGCATCAACACGGCTGCACCGATGCCCAGCGGCAACCCGATGACGGCCCTGCGTCTGGAGAACCTGATCCCTCGGTCTTTGGGTTGCCAGCTTCGCCCGGGGTTCCTGCGCTGGGTCAGCAACCTCGATGGCGAGGTCCGCAGCCTGATGGCGTACCAGCCGATGGTGGGCGACCCCAAGCTGCTGGCTGCGACCAGCACGGGCAAAATTTATGACGTGACCCTGCCCCAGGCCTCGGTCGTCGTGCCAGTTCCTATCGCCACGGTCCTGGGTGGTCAGCCGTCCGGGGAGTGGACCAGTCTGAACTTCACGACCGATGCTGGCGTGCATGTCATGCTGGCCGTGAACCCTGGGGCTGGCCTGTGGAAGTATGACGGCGTCACCTTCACCCAGATCACGGCGCTGGACATCACGGGCGTGGACCCGAAGACCTTCGCCCACTTGACGGTCTACAAGCGGCGTCTGTGGTTCACCCAGCTTGAGACCGCCACGGCGTGGTACCTGCCGACGGGCCAGTTCGCTGGTGTCGCCACCGACTTCCCCCTGGGCTCCATGCTGCCCAGCGGCGGCTCGCTGGCGGTCTGCATCAACTGGACCTTCGACGGCGGCGGCGGCACATCGGGCGGCGCGAGCCTGGGGAACAAGATCGTCTTCGTTTCAGACCAGGGCGATGTGCTGGTCTACAACGGCCAGGACGCCGACATCTTCGGGGACTTCCAAGTCGAGGGTCGGTGGTACATCGGCAAGGTGCCGGTCGGACGCCGCTTCTACACCCAGTACATGTCCGACGTGATCTTCTTGTCCGAGCGGGGCATGTCGTTCCTGTCGGAGTTGATGCGGGGCCAGGGCTTCTTCCAGAATGCCAGCAACGCCCAGGCTATCAACAGCGAACTGGCGAGCCAGATATCCACGTCGCTGGTCACTCGCTACTGGGAGATCGTGTTCCTGCCCCAGGTTCAGTTGCTGGTGATCAACAGGTCCGAGATCAATCTGGAGAACCTGCAGTGGTGCTACGAGGTCAACAACAAGGCCTTCGCCACCCTGCGTGGCATCCCGATGCTGACCGTGGCCCCGTTCAACACCCGGACCTTCTGCGGCGACATCAGCGGCAACGTCTGGTGGACCTTCCAGGGTGACTCCGACGGGGCCATCGACAACATCGCAGGCAAGGACCTGCAGGGCGTCTGCGTGACCTCGTTCCAGCCGATGGGCGAGGCGATCCGGCTGAAGCGGTTCCTGATGGTCCGTCCGTCGTTCATCGCCAAGGCACCCCCAGGGGTCCAGGCCGTGCTGAACAAGGAGTGGAACCTCGGGGCTCCCGACCTCGCCCCGCCGTACCTCGCGGCTGGCGACAGCTTGTGGGACTCAGCCCACTGGGACACGGCCCTGTGGTCGGGCGAGGGGCAGTCCTATGAAGCCTGGGCCGGGGCCAGCGGCACCGGACGCTACGCCTCGCTGGCGCTGCGGGTGCGGGGCCCTGCCGACACGATCTTCGTCGGCTGGCAGGCCCTGGTCGAGTCTGGAGGGATTCTGTGATGGTCGTCAATACTCATCAAGACATCCTGGCGGCGTGGTTGTGCAACCGCATCGGCTACAAGCCGTCGCCTGACCTTGTAGCCCTGGGCAGCATCCGTAACAGCGACATGCACCTCCGGGGCGTGGTCGGCTTCGACAACTTCAACGGGGCGTCCTGCACCATGCACATGGCGGGCGAGCCTGGGTGGATCGACAAGGCGATGCTCCACGCGGCCTTCGACTACCCGTTCAACGTGGTCGGCTGTAATCAGGTCCTGGCCTTCGTGCCCAGCGGCAACACCACGGCCCTGGACATCGATCAGCGGCTGGGCTTTGAGGTCGTGGTGGAACTGGAAGGGGCACACCCCGACGGGTCTCTGTTCGTGCTGCGGATGCGGCGCGAGAACTGCAAGTGGCTTGCGCCACGAAGGACGCACTGACATGGGCAAGAAATCTTCTCCCGCTGCACCGCCAGCCCCGGACTACAAGGCTGCGGCTGAATCGACCGCCTCCAGCAATCTGGAGGCGCAGCGTCGTGCCGACTGGGCCAATCGCCCGGACCAGATCGACATGTACGGCAACAAGACGACGTGGACCAGCAACATGCAGGGCGGCCAGGGCGGCGACAAGAGTGCAGGCGGTGCAGGCGGCACTGCCGGTGCCGTAGACCCTGCGACCGGCCAGCCTACGGGTGCCAAGAGTGCCGGTGGCGCGGGCAATACGGGCGGCATGGAGAAGTGGACCCAGACGGTCACGCTGGCTCCCGAGCAGCAGGCGGCCCTCGACCAGCAGATGGCGATCCAGAAGGGCCTGATGACCACCGGGCAGAGCATGCTGGGTCGGGCCGACGCCGCTGTCTCGCAGCCGTTCGACTGGGGCAGCATGCAGGCCTACGGGCAGGCCCCACAGGCGGGCAACCTGCAGGCCGGGTACCTGGGCGCGGGTCCGCAGATTGGCGCGACCTACACCTCTCCGGGTCAACAGATTCAGGCGGGCAACCTGAAGGCCCAGAACCTCAGTGCAGGCCCCAACACCCAGGCCCAGAACCTCAGTGCGGGGCCGAACCTGCAGGCCCAGAACCTCAACGCCAACGGCTACATGACCCAAGGCGCGGGCCAGGGCGTGCAAGGCAGTTTAAACACCAAGGCTTTGGGCGCGATGCCCGCTGCCGACGCCGCCGAACGGCAGCGGGTCGAGAACATGCTGTTCGACCGGCAGGACCCGGCACGGCAGCAGCAGTCGGCCCAGCTTGAGACCAAGCTGTCGAACATGGGCCTGACCCGTGGCAGCGAGGCGTGGAACCGCGAGATGCAGCGCATGGGCGACCAGCAGTCCCGTGAGCGGTACGACGCCATGCAGACGGGCGGCCAGGAGATGGAGCGGCTGTACGGCATGGGTATGCAGAACCGGCAGCAAAGCTGGGACGAGATGCAGGGTGCGGGCAGCTTCGCCAATCAAGCCCAGGCGCAGCGGTTCGGCCAGACGGCAGCCCAGAACCAGCAGAACTTCGGTATGCAGGCCCAGGCTGGTGCCCAGAACTTCGGCCAGCAAGCCCAGGCGCTGCAGGACAACTGGTCCCGGCAGGCGCAGACGGGTGCCCAGAACTTCGGCCAGCAGGCCCAGGCCAATCAGGACAATTTCTCCCGGCAGGCCCAGGCTGGCGCGCAGAACTTCGGCCAGCAGGCCCAGGCCGGTGCGCAGAACTTCGGCCAGCAGTCCCAGTCTGCACAGGACTGGTACAACCGCACGGCGGGGGCGAACGCCCAGAACTTCGGCCAGCAGTCCCAGTCTGTACAGGACTACTTCAACCGGCTCCAGGGTGCGGGCAACCAGAACTTCGCCCAGAATCAGGCGGCCCAAGCCCAGAACTTCAACCAGGGCATGACCCAGGCCAACTACCAAAACCAGTTGCGCCAGCAGCAGATTGCCGAGCAGCAGCTTGCGCGGCAGATGCCCCTGAACGAGTTGAACGCCTTCATCAGCGGTCAGCAGGTCCAGTCTCCGCAGTACGGCAACTTCATGGGCAGCCAGTCGGCTGGCGGCGTGGACTACTCCGGTGCGGCGGGCCAGCAGTACAACGCTGCGATGGACAGCTACAACGCTGCTCAGGCCCAGAAGCAGGGCGCGATGTCGGGCCTGACCAGCATCGCTGGCGCAGGGCTGATGGCGTTCTGACCATGCGGGTCCTCCAGTTCTCCGGTGGCGTCGATTCCCTGGCCTGCCTGCTGCTGGCCGAGGGGAAGCTGACCGTCCTCACCGTCATCACCGACGGCGGGGACCCTGGGCTCCTGGGCTACATGGACCGGGTGATGGCGGCCTTCCCGCAGCACCGCTTCGTGATCAAGCACTCGCAGCGGCACATCAAGCAGTTCGGCCAGCCGGTGGACGTGGTGCCCCTGCGCTGGACGCCCCTGGGGCAGTTGATCCGGGGCACCAACGACATCCGGTATCAGGACTCCTTCTCCTGCTGCAACCGGGCGATCTGGCAGCCGCTCGACCGCCTCAGCCGTGAACTGGGCGCGACCGAGATCATCCGGGGCCAGCGCAACGACGACGACCTGCGCGACCCGGTGAAGTCGGGCACCGTGATCGACGGCGTGACGATCAACTTCCCCCTGGCCGACTGGACCCGCCAGCGGGTGATGGACTTCGTGCGGGCCACGGCCCCGACGCTGATGCCCCCAGGCTATGACCACGGCGAGAAGACCAGCCGTGATTGCTGGGACTGCACCGCCTACCTTGGCGACAATCAGCAGCGGATCGCCAACCTGCCGCCGTACCAACGTGGGCGTGTAAACGCCCTAATCAAACAGTGGCGGGCCGACGTGCTTGCCGAACTAGGAGAGTGACATGGGCGCTGCCAAGAACAAGTACCTCGACTTCGACTGGTCCAAGATGATCGGGGGCGAGGGCGGTGAACTGCAGCCCGAGATGAGCCTCAACCCGTCGTTTCTGAACGACCCCAACCGGGTCACGCCGCCGCCCCAGCCGTCGCCCGCCGATGCCGCCGCCCAGGCCCAGGTCGGCACGTTGCCGTGGGACGGTGCGAATCAGGCGATGCCCTGGGACGGCGGCGGTGGTGCCAAGGGTGGCGGTGGGCGCAAGGGCGGCGTGCCGTCCGACATGCAGACGATGATGGACTACTACAGCCGCATCGGATCGCTGGACCCCGAGAAGCAGAAGGCCGTCCGGGCCCGCTCGCTGTCCACGGCACTGCGCGAGGGCTCCAAGCTGGGCGACATGCGGCAGGCCGGTCGGCTGGTGGTCGCCCGTAGCCCGCTGGAGGGCCTGTCGTCGGTCGTCCACTCTGGCCTGGGGGCCTGGAAGGGCCAGGAGGCCGACGACCTTGAGGACGTGTACGGCGAGAAGCGCCGTGGCGTGCTGAAGGACTGGGTCAGCAAGCAAGGCTTTGGCAGCGGAGACTGACATGGAAGAAGACCTGTTCACGATGCTGTTCGGGCAGCCGAACATCACGCCCGCCGAGCAGGAGCGCAAGCGCAAGGCGCTGGCGATGTCCCAGGCCCTGCGGGTCGAACAGGGGACCAGCCAGCCCGAGCCCCCGCCCCAGCCGGTGCCGCCACCCCAGGCACCTCCGCAGCCGCCGCCCCAGCCGGTGCCGCCGCAGGCCCCCGTGCAGGCCCCTGGAAGGCCGCCAGGGCCTCCGCAGCCACCGGGAGGCCAGGGTGGTGGCCTGGGCCTGTCTGGATCGTTTGGTGGGCCTCCTGGCGGCCCGCCCGTTACGCCCCCGCCCCAGGCCGGTGCCCCGGCCCAGGTGGGCCCGGACGGTCGCCCGACCCTGGGCGGCCTGTACGGCAAGTTGAATGCTGCGATGGCCGAGCCCGACCGGACGGCGATGGAGGAGGCGTACCAGAAGCAGGCCTCCAGGGCACCCCAGCACCTCGCCCTGGCGCTGGCCGCCAAGGAGGCCGGGGAGGACTTCGCCCCGTTCGCAGCCCAGCATCTGAAGCAGTCAGCCGAGGCCCGCGCCCCGATGAAGATGGGCGGCGGCACGATGACCGAGACCGGCTTCATCGAGGACCCGGACCACGCCCGCGAGTTCAAGATCAAGCAGATCGACGCCCAGATCAAGCAGTTGGAGACCGTGGCTGAAAACGCCGCCAAGGCCGAGGATCGTGATCTGGCCCGCCAGCAGGTCGCCCAACTGGCCCGCGAGCGCAACGCCATGATGGGCATGATCGCCTCGGTCAACGCCGGGGCCAGGGCCGATGCTGCGGCAGGCCGTCGGACCGACGCCGAGATCAGGAACAGCGGGGCCTTGTCGAAGCAGTTCGACAGCGTGACCAAGAACTACGTCGAGGAACTGGACGCCACCCGGAAGCTGGGCACGCTGGCCCCGGGCCGTCGCCCGAACGCCATCGAGCAGCAGTCGATGATGGTCCTGATCAACAAGTTCCTCGACCCGGGCAGCGTGGTACGCGAGGGCGAGTTCGACCGCATCGCCCTGGCGCAGGGTCTGGTCGGTCGGGCCGAGAACTGGGCACGTCGGGTCGGCAGCGGCGAGCCGCTGAGTGACGATCTGGTGCGCGACATCCGGCAGATGGGCCAGCTTTACGAGAAGGCGGCGACCGGCAAGATCCAGGCTTACGGTGACCTGTACTCACAGAAGGCCCAGCGGTTCGGCCTGAACCCCGAGGACGTGGTCGTCAACCCGTACTACAAGCACGCCGTGCAGCAGGGCCAGCAACAGCCTGGGGCTGCGCCAGCGGCACCGGCCAGTGGCCCGCCGACGGCTACGGGTCCCAACGGCCAGAAGATCAAGCTGGTCAACGGCCAGTGGGTGCCAGCGTGACCACGCCCCTGCCACCTCTGCCTCCCGGCTTCAAGCTGGACGGGCTGCCGCCCATGCCCCAGGGCTTCAAGCTGGACGAACGGCGCAAGGCCCCCCGGGACATCGCACCGCCGCCCGAGATGAACGTGGACCCCAGCGAGGGCATGACGGGCACCGAGAAGTTCCTCGTCGGCGCTGGGTACAGCGTGGACAAGGGCCTGCGCGGGCTGAAGGGCGGGGCCAAGGCCCTGTACGACGTGCTGTCGGGCCAGGACAAGGTCAGCGACAAGAGCCTGTCCGGTCTGATCACGGGCGAGAAGAAGAAAGACCAGGGCGAGGAAGACGCCGACCTCTACCAGAAGCACCGCCCCAAGGGCTGGCAGACGACGGCTGGCGAGATCACGGGCGACATCGGCATGCAGGCACCCCTGGCCCTGGTGCCGGGTGGCTTGCCTGCCCAGGTCCTGACCCAGGCCCTGGGCAGTGCGGCACTGACGCCAGGGGACATGGCCGAGCGCGGCAAGGCTGCAGCCTGGGGCGCTGGCGGTGCGGCGGCGGGCAACGTGCTGACCAAGGCCCTCGGGCGGGTCGCCCAGCCCATCGGTGACAAGGCCGCCGACACGGTCGCCCTGGAGGCGATGGGCGTGCGGCCCACGTTCGGCCAGGGCATGTCCCAGAAGGGCACGATGGTCGGGCGCGGCATCGGTGCGATGGAGGAGGGGGCCCTGTCGGTCCCGTTCGCCAGTGCGCCCCTGCGCCATACCCGCGAGGCCGCCATCGACCAGTGGCGTGGGGCGACCCGGGCAGCCGCCCTGCCCGACAGCTTGGCGGCTGCAGCCGGTGGCGTGCCAGACACGGTGGACGGCGTGCGGCGGATGGTCGGTCGGGCGTACGACAACCTGCTGGACCCGATCCAGATGCCGCACGCTGGCGTGACCTACCAACCGAATATGCACCAGTTGACTCAGGGGCTGCCCATCGACGGCGCGAGTCGGGACATGGTCGAGCAGACCTTCCAGGGCATCCGCATGAACCACATCGCCAACCCGACCGGGGTCCAGCCAACGGCGGCTGCTGCCCAGCGGATCGAGTCGGAGATGAAGTCCGAGGCTGCGCGGCTGATGGGCTCCCGTGACCCGGGCGACAACGCCGTGGGTCGGGCCTTCCGCAGGCTGGCCGACGACTACGGCCAGACGTGGCGCGGGGCGATCCCGACAAATACCCGTAACGCAATTGCCGAACTGGACCGCAGCTACCCGAACCTCATGGCGGTCAAGACAGCCGCCAAAACGGTCGGAGCGGCGGCCAGCGATGCGAACCCCAATCAGTACACCCCCAAGGTCCTGTACCGGGCTGCGCGGACGGCTGACAGGTCCCCAGGCAAGAACGCCTTCATCGAGGGCACGGCCCCGATGCAGGAGATGGCCCGCCTGGGCACGACCCTGGAGGCCAGGATGCCCGACAGTGGCACGGCAGGTCGGGCCATCGTCGGCAGCACGATCCTGGGCGGCGGGGCCCTGGCTGGCGTGGCCCCGCAGACCCTGGCCGGTGCTGCGGCCCTGGCGGTCTACGGCCTGGGGCCGGTGCAGAATTACCTGATGGGCCGGGTCGCCCCAGCTCAGCAGCGGGCGATCCTTGAATTCCTGCGGTCGCAGGCCAACTGGGGTGCCGCCGCTGGTGCCGGTGCGGCCCCCAAGAAGACGAACATCCCAGGAGTACAAGATGCCCCGTAACGTATCCGGCTTCTACACCCTTCCGCTGCCCCCGGTCGTCCCGGGGACGGTCATCGAGTCGGTCTGGGCCAACACGACCCTGGACGACCTCGCCCAGGCGATCACCAACTCCCTGTCCCGTGACGGCCAGGGCGGCATGAACGCCCCCTTCCGCATTGCCGACGGCACGGTGGTCGCCCCAGGCTTGGCCTTCGTGGCCGAGACCGGGTCCGGTCTGTTCCGCGAGTCGGCGGGCGTCATCGGCATGTCGGTGCTGGGCGTGAAGCGGCAGCAGTGGACGGCGACGGGGTCGGCCATCACGGGCAACCTGACGGTCAGCGGCACCATCAACTCGACCGGGGTGCTGACCGTGCCGCTGGGCACCGCGCTGCTGCCGGGGTTGACATTCACGGGCGACCCCAACACCGGCTGGTGGTCCCCTGGCGCGGACTCTATGGCATGGAGTACGGGCGGCGTCGAGCGGTTGCGGATCGGTACGACAGGCGAGGTCGGTATCGGGGGGCCTGCGGGGCTACAGCAGTCACTGCGGGTCAGTCGTGCCATTACCGGGGCCACGACTTCCTACGGCATTCTCAGCATTGGTCAAATCGCCGCTGATGTGACGACAGCAGGTTACGCCTTTGCTAGTCTTGTTGCGCCTACCGCCGCTGCGTTCACGCTCGGCACCTTTGTTCACTACTACGCCGCGCCGGGTGTGTTCGGTGCGGGTAGCGCAGTCACGAATCAGTACGGGTTCATGGCGCAGAACAGCCTGACTGGGGCGGTCAACAACTACGGGTTCTTTGCCAACATCGGGGCAGGTGCGGGGCGCTGGAACTTCTACGCGGCCAACACCGCCGATAACTTCTTCGCAGGCAACGTTGGCATCGGCGCAGGGAACAACCTGCCTGCCGTGCCCTTGCATGTCTTCAGGGCTTCGTCTGAAATCCTGCGCCTTGAGACTGGGGCTGCGACGGGCAGCGGGTACATGTCGTTCCACGACGCTGCTGCACGCAAGGCGTACATCGGTTTCCCCAATGCTGGTGATGAGGAATTCAGGATTTCAATTGAAGAAGCTGGGCGGTTCAGCGTGCTGACCAGCAACATTCAACGGTTCTCGGTTGACACTGACGGCTTCGGCGTCTTTGGCCCCGGTGCACCCATCGCTGGTCGCCAGTTTTATATGTCTAAGCAGCCCACTGGTGCTGTCACCAGCTACGGCTTTATGGCGAACGGGGCGGTCCAGCCTGATGTAACTACAGCCTACAACGCCTTCTACAGCGGCTCGACCACGCAGGCCGCAGCGTTCAACCTGACCACGCTGGCTCACTTCATTGCGGTTGGCGGCAACCCTGGGGCTGGGTCATCGATCACGAATCAGTTCGGCTTTACTGCGTCGGCCAATCTGACGCTGGCGGCTAACAACTACGGGTTCTGGGCAGGCATTCCCGCTGCTGCCGGTCGCTACAACTTCTATGCGGCGGGTGACGCAGCGAACTTCTTCTCTGGACAAATATTAGCGGGCGGACTCAGCCAGCCGTTCTCGAATTCAGTGGGCCCAACACTGATCTCGACGCAGTTCCAGATCGCTGGGTCTAGCGCAGCAGCAAGTGCGCTCGCAATCAATCAGTTCGGCAACAACAGCAGTTCACCGGGTATCTACCTTGGTAAGTCGCGTAATGCCGCCTTCGGTGGACAAGGTATCGTCACTAACGGTGACATGCTTGGGCTTCTGGGCTTCAACGGCTCAGATGGCGTACAGATGCGGGATGCAGGCCGTGTCGCTCTGTTTGTGGATGGAGTACCTGCTGCGGGGTCTATGCCTGGGAAACTCAGTTTCCAGACAACGCCCTTTGGAAGTACAGCCCCCGTCGAGCGCATGTCGATTGGGTCCTACGGCATCATCTACATGGCCCCCGTGGTCGGCGTAGAGTCGGCGCAGACGCCAACACTCAGTCTTGGTAGCACCAACATAACCCAGGCATTCACCCGTACTGGCGATGGCACCCTCGACACCATTGGTGTTGGGCCAACTTCTAACCTCGCTTCAACAGGTGGTGGCCTCTGTGTGATCCGAGGGGCTGATAGTACGGGCCAAGCCTTTGTTCGCCTCTACGCCTACATCGGCATCGTCGCTGGCGGCGCAACGCCAGTAGCGGCCACGCTGATTGGGTCTGCCGGTGCAGTTGCCCCGTCATTCGCCCTGTCTATGGTGAACGTGGGTGGCAACAACAGGCTGCGCTGGACTGGGTCGAATACCACTGGCGGTATCTGGTGGGTCAGCTACTTTTGCACCTGATGTGGCGTCTTGCTGCCGCTCTGATGCTCTCGGGCTGCGCTGTAGCCCTGGGTGACGGCAGTGTGTCCGAGGTGAAGATCAACTCCCAACCGAGCCTCGACATCAGCGACTCGGACTTTTTACCGGCGACCCCGCCAAAGAAGGAGAAACGTGATGTCACTCATTAGTCTGCTGGTCACCGTCCTGATCCTCGCGCTGATCTTCGGCCTTGTGTACTGGGTATTGGCGCAGATACCATTGCCGCCGCCCTTCGGCATGGTCGCCCAGGTGATCCTCGGGATCATCTGCATCGTCATCCTGTTGGGCCTTCTGTTCGGTAGCATCAACGTTCCAGCCCTCAGGCTTAATTAGGAGAACCCATGAACGTCACTTTCACCAACCGGGGACTGCTCGCAGTCCCGCTGTCCTGCAGTCAGGACAAGGGCTTCGCGGTCCTGATCGACCCCGGCATGCCGTACACCGTCAACGTGCCCGACGTGACCGTGGTCAACGTGGGCGACAACCCCAGCTTCCTTGAGGAACTGGCTGAGTCGGTCAAGGACCTGATCGACATCGTCCTGAAGTGGCGTGAGAAGAAGGTCGAGGACGGCAACATGGTTGCCGTCGAGATCGTCAACCACGGCCCGAACGGCCTGCGGGTGCTGCTGGGCAGCAACGTGAACGAGGTCACCGTCAGCCCCGGCACCGCCTACGAGGCGACCGCCGAGGAGTACATCGAAGTCCGTGAATTGGGAGTTTAAACAGTGAACCAGCAAGCGAACGTCAACTGGTCGGTCACGCCGCAGCAGGCCGACTACATCCTGAACGCCCTGGGCCGGTGCCCGTTCATCGAGGTCCAGGGCCTGATCAAGACCCTGATCGACCAAGCCAACCAGAAGCCGGTCGGGCCGTTGACCGGCCCCCAGGAGTCGGATGTCGGTGGCCTGCCGAACGGCCTCGGGAAGGCCCCTGTAGGCCCCGAGGAGGCCGTCGGGCCGGTCTGAAGCTACCACCCCAGCCTGACCCAAGAAAAACGGCCCCTAGGGGCCGTTTTCATTGGACGAGGGAGCCGTCCTTGTAGTGGGCGACGGTCGGCGGGCCGTTCACCGTGCTGCCCAGCATCTCGGTGATGAACACCTCCCCCAGGGCCGTGGCGAAGTCGGTCACGGTCTTCTTGCCCGCTGCGCTGTCGAGCATCGGACGCCAGACCATCGCCAGTTGCTGGGTGTGTTCCTCGGCGCAGGTCGCGTCCGGGCAGCGCCACTTCGCCACGATGGCGGTCGCCGGGTCCTCGTCGTCCTTGGGGACGGCGATCACCACCTCCATGAGTCCGTCGCGCATGGCCGGTCCTCAGTAGGCGTCCGGGCGCAGCAGTTCAGGGCTGACGCTGAAGAACGCCGCCAGTTGGCGGGCACGCAGGATCGGCACCGGGAAGTTCCGGTCGGCCTCGGCTGCCGCCTCCCACTTGTACAGCGACTGCGGGCGAACCCCCAGGGCTGCGGCCACGGTGGACTTGTTGGCGTCGTCGGGCAGGCGGTTCGCCATCAACCAGACCAGCGGGTGCTTGGTGGTCTTGCTGCCGTCGGGCATCAGGGTCGGCAGCTTGATGACCGGCTGGCGGCTGCCCTTGCCCGAGGTCGGGCGGGTGTCCTTCAGGCGGCGGGGCTTGGTGGTCTTGCTCATTTGGTTTCCTTGAGTCGGTTGAGGATGGCCGACTGCACGTCGGCTTTGGTCGTCAGGGCCTTGGCGATGTCTTCATCGACGGTGTCCTTGGCTGTCAGGTAGTGTACAACCACGGGCTTGTCTTGACCCTGACGGTACACGCGGGCGTTGAACTGGATATGCTCCTCCAGGCTCCACGTCAGGCCGAACCAGCAGACGGCGTGACCACCGGCCTGGAGGTTCAGGCCGTGGGCGACGGAGGTCGGGTGGGCCAGCAGGACCGGGAAGAAGCCCATGTTCCAGTCCTCCACGATCATGTCGGCCTGGGTACGGCTGACGCCGCCGCCCAGGTAGGGGATCGGCGTGCCCTCGGGCAGCACGGCCTTCAGGGCGGCGCGGATAGCGTTCACCTCATGCAGGAAGGCCACGGCCACCAGCAGGGGCGAGCCGTTCTGCTCCTCGACCAGATCGGCCAGGGCCTCGACCTTGGCGGTGTGGACCTGGGCGCTGGCCCCGTCGTTGATGTACGCCCAGCCGTTGGTGATCTGGCGCAGCTTCATCACGGCGGCGGCAGCGGTCGCAGCCGTCAGGGTGGCCCCGCCCCCGGTCTTGGCGACGAGGTCGTCCGACAGGCTGTCATAGACCTTCCGGGCGCTGGCGGGCAACTGCACCGGGATCACGTTGTAGGTGATCTTCGGCATGGTCAGGTAGTCCTCGGCCTGCAGGCGCATGGCGACATCACCGATCAGGCCAGCGACCATCTTCATGGAGCCTGGGCGGGCGACCCACTTGGTGACCGTGCGACCACCGCCGACCCGGATCTCGGTGCCGTCCATGAAGTTCTTGCGAAAGTGGGACACGAACTTACCCAGGCGCTGGCCGCCGTCCACGATCTTCATCTGGGCGAACAGGTCCTCGATGCTCTGGGGCGACGGCGTGCCGGTCAGGATCGTGCGGAAGGCGAACAGCGGCAGCAGGCCAGCCAGGGCCTTGAACCGCTTGGACTGGCCGTTCTTGAAGCGGGTGGACTCATCGACCACCAGCATGTTGGGCTTGACGCCAAAGGCGCGGGTGAAGCCCTCAAACCCGATGGCCTTTGCCAGCCAGTCGATGTTCTCGGGGTTGATCAGGTAGACGTCGGCCTTGACCAGCATGGCCTTGACCCGCTGGGCCGGGGTGCCGTGGACGATGCTGACCTTCAGGCCAGCGAACTGGTCCCACTTCTTGATCTCGGCGGGCCACGTCAGGTACATCGGTCGGATCGGGGCGATCACCAGCATGGCGTCAACTCGACCGTGGTGCTTCAGCACGCAGAAGGCGGCCAGGGCGATGGCGGTCTTGCCCATGCCGGGGTCGAGGAACAGGGCCGAACCGCTGTTGGCGGCCACCATAGCGATGGCACGTTCTTGGTACTTGTGGGGGGCGTATTGCACGTTGAAGCCTTGGTGAACAGGAGCCCTAGTCTACATCAGATTCCAGCAGCATGTCCAGCAGGGCGATGAAGTGGTCCCGGCTGTCGATCACGGTGACGTGGATGCCCAGCAGTTCCAACTCCCTGTGGCGCTGGACCTGCCGGGGGCGCAGTCGGCCTCCGGGCTTCTTGAACTCCACCGGCCAGAAGACGTGCCCCGGCAGCACGAACCCCCGGTCAGGGTCGCCCGTGATGCCGCACTGAATCTTGATCGGCCAGCAGCCCCGCCGTCGGGCGTACTGGCAGCACGACCCCTCGATGCCCGACTCGGTCACCGGACCGGGATGCAGTAGCCCTGGCCGCCCGACCCCGCCGACACGATCTCGCCCTTCTTCGCCATCCGCATCAACTGCTTCTTGATGCTGTCCAGCGTGCCCTCGACCTCGGCGTGGACATCCTTGGCCGTCACCCAGGCCCCGTTGGCCTCATGCAGGACCTGCAGGATGTGGGCGTGCTTGGACTGCAGCTTGACCTCGTCGGGCGTCTTGCTGCTGATCTGCCAGCCGCCGCCGTTCTGCATCATCTCCAGCATCACTTCGTCCGGGGCGACCGCCTTGCCTGCGACGTGTAAACGTCTAAAGTTCAGGGCCTGCTTACGGGTCTCGTCGTCCATGCCGCGCAGGTCCACGGTCGCCAGGAGCATGTTGGTGTGCGAGGCCCCGGCCAGACCCTGGGACCCGCTGATCTTGGACTGCCAGTCTTCGTGCTGGCCCTTGTTGGTGTGGTGGACCATCACGATGGCGACGTGCGGGTTCTGCTGCAGGATCATGTCGCTGAACTTCCGCAGCGTGGCGTAGTCCCGGGCGTAGGCGTTCTTCTTGGCATCCTCCTGCATCTCGTCGCGCACGCGGGCCAGCAGGTCGATGATGATCAGTTCGGACCCGCCGTCGATGTGCCGCTGGATGTCGTCCAGCACCGTCACGTCACCCCCGGTGGTCTCCATCGCATAGCGCACCTGGGTCTTGGTGATGCCGTTGCCGATGCCGATGTCCTTGCGCCTTCGCTGCAGCAGTTCCTCCCACTCCTCAAGGTCGAAGTAGGAGACCTTGACCTGCCGCGTCTGCCGCCCCAGGAAGGGCCTGCCAGCCCCGACGCACAGGGCCATCTGAAGCACGAAGTACGACTTGCCCATCTTGGGCGGCGCGGCCAGCAGGGTCAGGCCTGGGCAGATCAACTGGTCCACCATCCACGGTATCTCGGGATGCACGACCGACATCAGTTCGTCGTCGTTGAACTCCTTGCGCCGGGTGGAGACCGGGGCTGGAGTAATCACGGGTGACGGAATCTCCTCTAGGACCTGCTGGTACATGTGGACCAGGGTGCCCATCGTGATGCCGCCACCGGGCTTGAAACCGTTCCAGAGTCGGGCGCACTCACCCTCCTTGTGCTTCTCGCCCTCGGCGCTCCAGTCCTCCCAGAAGGCCAGTCCCTCGACGGTCCCTCCGCTGGCGTCGTGGATCGCCATGCCGACATCGCGCCAGTTGGGGTAATCCATGTCGGGGTTGAGGACCTTCAGCATCCCGGGCAGGCGGGCCTTGTCCTCGGGCCACGTCATGGGGGCCCTGCCGGTCACCAGTCGCAGGTTGGGCTTGGCCTTGGCGGGTCGGTCGGCCACCTCCATCAGCGGCAGCAGGGGCGCGAGGTCGGGCAGCGGCACGGTGCCGACGTTGATGGTGGCCCGACCCAGGGCGCAGTAGCGACCGTGGCTGTAGGTCTCCACGGGCGGCTGCTTCATCGTCGGGAACTTGCTGACGCCGTAGCCGAAGATGTGCAGGCCGGTGCCAGACATGCTGACCTCCACGAACGCCCCCAGGCGCTTGGCGGCATCGACCACCGGCTTGACCCATTCGTACAGGTAAGCCCCGGTCTCCTCATCTATGACGTGATCGAGGTCCACGAACTGGATGCCGTCGTTGACGGCGAAGCCCAGGCCGGTGAACTTCTTGTTGGCCTGCAGGGTCTCCAGCGCCGCAGCGTAGGTCACCAGCTTGGCGAGGTCCTCGGGGGAGTCCAGGGTTCCACTGCGCGGCTTGCCGTTGGCGTAGAAGGGCTTCTTGTGGCGGTGTACCAACCATCGAGCGGCCTGGAGTAACTGGGGGTTGATTTCATGGTTATGATCTGGCTGCGGGGTGGTCATGGCACGCCGGTCCTTTGAAAAACGTGTTGGTGGTACGAAAAGCCCCGGGGTTGTCGCCCCGGGGCTTTTCTCATTTGCGGAACCTGGGCGAGATGTCCACCTCGGCCTTCAAGGGCAGGTCAGAGGCCCAGGCGGGCTTGGTCAGCATACAGCGTTGCAGCTTGGCACCGGCTGCTTTCGCCCGCCCGGGGGCGGCCTCGGTGATGATCTCGTCGTGGACGTGGCCGATCACTTCGATGCCGTCCTTGTCGGCCCTTACCAGGGCCTCGCGCAGCAGGTCGGCGCAGATCGCCTGATCGGCATTCTCGGCCAGGATGCCGTGCCACAGGCGGGCGGTCGGCCACTCGGTGGCGTCGGCGGTCGGCTTGTACGCCGCCTTCAGGTAGGCGATCTCGGGCTGCCCGTATTCGCCCTCGACCACGGTGGCCTTGGGGTAGTACATCGTCCGACCCGACGGCAGCACCATCATCAGCGTGCCCTGCATCATGCACAGGCCGACCCGGCCCGCCTTGTACACCCGCCCCTCGTTCTCCATCGCCCGCATGGCGCAGCGGGACAGCGACTTCCACCAGCCGGTGTCCTTGTGGGCCACCCAAGGGTTGGCCCTGCGCCACCGCTGGACGACGGTCTCGGCCTCGCTGATGTGGATGCTGTAGTTCTTCGCCATCCGGGCCAGCGCCCCGGCCCCGCCGCCGTAGCCCAGCGACAGCACGACCACCTTGCCGGGTTGGCGGGCATCACCCAGGCCCGCCGCCTTGGCCTGCTCGATGTAGAGGTCCCGGGTGTCGTCGGTGAAGGCGGCCATGTAGGCCCTGGCTGCCGGGGTGTCCACCAGCCAGGGCAGGCCACGGGCCTCGACGGCGTTCCAGTCGGCCCGCACGATCACCTTGCCGTCCTTGGGTGCGATGGCTGGCCGCAGCATGGACTTCAGGGTCTTCAGCACACCGGCCAGTGGGGCACCGCTACGCATCCGGGTCAGCACCTCCTCGGGCTTCTTGGCGACCTCGCGTGGGAAGTTGTGGACCTGGGCTCCCTTGCTGCTGAAGCGGTTGGTCTGGTAGGCCCCGTTGAACATGAACGCCCCGCGCAGCCGACCGTCGGCGCTGACCCGGTCCAGCATGGTCTGGAACTTCGCCACGCTCGACATCGACCCGGCCTCGCTGGCCTCGATCATCTCGACCACGTCGGGGTTGATGGCGTCCGGGTTGTCCTCGGCCAGTTCCAGCAACGTAGCCCGAATGTCAACAGACAGGGACATGCTCGGATGCGCTGTCACGCCTGCCACTCCCGCTTCATGGGCGGTCTCCATTGCGTCGTTCCCGTTCTCGGAACCGCTGCCGCCACCCCGGGTGGTCGCCATGTTCGCCCCCGCCTTCTTGTAGGTGATCTTGTCCATGTGCTTCTGCAGCACGGGGTCGAGGCGGTCGTACACCCACTGCTTCAGCTTCTTGCTGCCAGGGGACACCGACCGCACGGCACCCGCCGACAACTCGATCACCCGGGCAGCAGCCTCGATCTTCTCGGCCTCGGCGTACTGCACGGCCAGCCTGCACAACTCGGTGTCGATGGGTAGGCCCCGGTCGTTGATCCGCTCGCTGGCGTGGTAGACCGCGAGGTCCTCGGGGCGCAGGTCGGGCAGGCCCAGGCTGCAGGCTCGCATGGTGTTCACGTCCTGGCCGCAGTAGAGGGCGAACTGGGCCATCAGCACCGGGTCGTTGCAGAAGTTGCCGTCGGCCTGGGGGATCGACAGCTTCTTGATCAGGTCCTTGCCAGCGGTCTTGCGGATGTCGCTGCCCATCGCCCGACCCAGGTCCTCAAGGTTCCCCGGCAAGGCGGCTGCGCGGGCCTGGGCGAGGGTGCAGTACCAGCGGTCGATGGGGGGTGCCTTCTTGCCCAACTGGAGCCTCTCAAAGGCCGCATTGGCGGCCCTGATCTGGACCTTGGGGTCGGCCAGCATGTTCAGCAGGTCGGCGGGCCAGCCGTCGCGGTCGATGATCACCGACTTGGTGGGGCCGTTGTCCAGGGCGTAGCCAGCGATCAGGATGCGGTGGTCCGGGCAGGCGACGTAGCGGTAGACGCCGTTCTTGATCAGATCGACCCGGGACCGGGTCTCCCAGTCCAGCCAGAGGATGTGCTTGAAGGTCATAGTGTAGTCCTAGTCTTAATCACCAGTAACGAAAAGGGCCCGGGGATCACCCGGGCCCTGAGCCCTACGGGGCGACTTCAGGCCGCCTTACGGGCCAATGGAGCCTTGGCCTTGACCGGGGGCTTGGCCTTGCCGTTGGCCTTGGCCGGGACCTTCGCCACGGTCTCGGCCACCGGCTCCGCAAAGAACTCCATCCCGACCCACCGGGTGGCGGTGATGATCGGGTTGAAGATCTTGCCGTACTTCTTGTGCTTGTACGACTCGCTGGACAGCGTCACGATGGGGACACACTGGGCATCGCCCTCGTCCAGCTTGGCGGCGATCTCGCCCCCGATGGCAGCGATGGCCCGCTTGCCGCCCACCGAGGTGGTGCGGAAGATCATCGGCGTACGGTCCTCGACCGCCATCAGGCCCAGGCCCAACTGGAACTGCCAGCCGTCGGCACCGTCGGGGACCGGCCCGGTGGCGGGCAGTTCCTCGTTCAGCGGGCCCATGACCTCGCCCAGCTTGGTGCCGCCGTTGTCGGCCTCCCAGGCGACGTAGCCGTGGCCGAACAGGCCCGGATGGACGGCCAGTTCCATGTCCTCGGGGACCTCCTCGGCATTGACGCCGAAGACCCAGTCTCCGGTCTTCTCCATCTTCAGGAAGGCCGAAGCGGTGCTGGCCGTGCGGGCCATCTTCTTCAGTGAAGTGGAGAGTCCGGTCAAGTTCAGTGTTTGCAGTGCAGTAGACATTTGCGTTTAAACCCTATGGATCAAGTTGCGAAGTGCATTGCCCAGGCTGGGCTTTGCGGTGGTGACCTGTGCGGGGGTTTCGCCCCGCACTAGGTTGGAGCCGGAGGATACAGCAATGATCTGCTCGGTCAACTCCTGCGGCATGTTCGGGTGGGCCTTCTCGGCCATCGCCGGGGACATCAGCTTGTCCTGCCAGATTTTGATCTTGCGCTTGCGGGCGATGGCGAGGACGGCCTCCTCGTCGGCCCACTGGCGGGTCGCCCGCTTGGGCTTCAGCACCCAGCCAGGGATGCCTGGGGCACCGATCTCGGCGGCCTTGGTGGCGATGGCGTGGCCGGTCTCCCGCACGGCCTTGATGAAGCCCTCCATGCGGTCGGCACGATCCAGCCACTGGGCCAGGGACCCCGGGGTCATCTGGATCGGCATGGTGCCGCCCAGGGCCTCCACGACCTCGCCACGCAGGGCGGGGCAGGTCGGCTTGGCCTTGCAGAAGCGGCAGTGGTCACCGGGCTGCAGCGGGGCCCCACCGGCCAGGGCCGTGGCGATGGCCGACTCGGCCTCGGCACCCCAGGCCAGGACGTGGCCCAGGGTGGTGTCCCAGCACTTGACCGGCTGGTCCTCGTCGGGCGGCTGGACGATGGTCAGGCGGATGTTGTGCGGCGGCGGTATCTGGTCCTTGATCAGCTTGGACACCACCATGTAGGCGTACGCCAGGGCCTGATCGTTCTCGACCGGGTCCACCATGATGCCAGCCCCGGTCTTAAGGTCCACCACCTCCAGCAGGTCGTCGGCCTTGAACATCATCATCAGGTCGGGCGTGCCGAACAGCAGGCCCGAGTGGTGGATGGTCTCCTCGACGGCCCAGGCGTCGGCCTTGACGATGCGATGGTTCACGTAGTGGATGTAGGGCCCGACGGCGACCCAGTCCGCGTCGGATACGGAAGGCCGACCGGCCTTGCGGTGCAGTATCGAAGCGGCCACATCGTGCAGGCGGGTGCCCTCGGCGGCGTAGGGGCCCTCTGGCGGTTCGGGGTGCAGTAGCCCCAGGGCTACGGAGCCGGGGCAGTTCAGCCAGCGTTTGGCGCTGGAGGGCGAGAACAGGGCATGACTCACTGAAGGGTCTCCTTGGGTGGTGGGGGTGGCGTCTGCAGGGGTGACTTCAGGCCTTTGCGGGCCAGCACCTCGGACAGGCGTTCGTCGGGCTTCATGTCCTGCATGGCTTGCAGCATCTCGGCCAGGGTGGCGTAGCGTAGCGGGGCGTCGGTCACGACAGGCCCTCGCGGATCATGTCCAGCTTGGCCTGCAGGCGGGCCACCTCCTTCGCCAGGATGATGGTCAGGCCGACCAGCGAGGACTTGCCGAACTCGGGCGTGGCGTCCAGCACCAGGGCCGTCAGTTGCGACACGTCGGTGATGCCCCGGTACACCAGCGGGCTGACGCCGTGGCCCAGGAACATGCCCGGGGCGGGGATGTGGCGGTTCTCGATCTCTTGCAGCTTGGGCATTCAGGATTCTCCGTAACGAAAAGGGGCCACGATGGGCCCCTGGGGTGATTACTTGGTGATGCGGGCGTTCGCCCTGGCGACCCACATGTCGGTGGTGTTGGTCGAGCCCGCCACCAGGGTGTCGAACTGCTTGTCGCTGATGTTCGCCTTCTTGGCGAGGAACAGCGCGACGGCCTTCCAGTCGGTGGTCGAGCGCAGGGTGTGCGAGATGGCGAGCCGGAACAGTTCGCCCTCCAGCTTGCTCTCGCCCTCGCGCTCGATCAGGGTGGCCTTGATGGCGTCCAGTTCGGTGGCGATGTCCGAGGCCTCGGCCTTGAGGCGCCCGAAGCGGTCAACCAGTTGGCCGGTGCCGGTGGAGACCTGGGAGAGGACGAAGGGTTGGGTCGTGGTCATGGTGTAGTCCAGTGCAGAAAAGTGAAGTGAGCAAGTAGTGTAGCACAGGGCTTTGCAGCCCTGGGCTGGGGTGGTCAGGTGTTGATGCTGATTGCGCCCTCCTCCTGGGTATGGCAGACCGGGCAGGACAACTCACCGATGGCGGCGGCGATGACCTTGCCCGACATACGCCAGACAGCGGAACACTCGGTGCATTCGCAGCGGATCATGCGGGCCGTCTGCTTCTTGGTGGGGGACATCGACTTGTCCAGGGTCTGGTGCGGGTACACGCCGTGCTTGTTGATGACCCGCTGGGCCCAGGCGTCGGCGTCGGCCTCGGCGGGCTGCATCTGGGTCGGCTTGCCGGTCATGCCCATCAGCTTGCCGATGGCCGTGAAGGGGGCCCGGTGGGCGTTCTTGCAGTCATCGACCGCGTGGGCCAGTTCGTGCAGGAGGATCGACACGGCCTTGCTGCTGGACTCGATCTTCGGGCTGATGAAAATCTCGTTGATGCGGGCCTTGCTGGCGCCGGTCGCCCAGCACTCACCGATGCGCTTGCGGGCGCTGCCGCCACCGGGCCAGGAGCAGGAGACCTTGACCTCGGGAATGACGACGCCTCGGGGCTTCATCTCGGAACGGAGAACGGTGACGGCGTGCTGCAGCCATTGCTCGCGGGTGATCTGCTTGGTGGTCATGGGGTACTCAGTTGTTTAAACGGGAGACAGGATTGTAGCCCAGGGTTAAGCCTTGTGTAGAGCAAGGCGTCTAACTTCCGACACCATGTTCTGCAGCCCTCGGTAGTCCGACGGGGACTGGCTGCAGGCGTACGTCAGGCCGTTGCACAGGACCAGCTTGTCGTGCTTCTTGCCCCGCTCGACGGCCACGATCAGGCCCTCGCGCTTCAGGCGCTTGATGTTCTGTCTAAGGTCCTTCTTCATGCCGTTCATTTGAATTCTCCGTAACGTAATGAGACCCAGGCTGGGCCTGGGGGTTGGTGTCACCGCTTGCCCTTGGCCTTGCCCTTGGCCTTGTGCTCGGCCAGCTTGGTACGGCGCTCGGAGGCGACCCGGTTCTTGACGGTCTGGTAGTACAGCGACACGATGTCCACGACCTCGACCTGTCGGCGGCCCTTGGCCCGCAGTTCGATGAGGCTGCCGGTGATGGTCACGACCACGGCTCGCAGGCCCTGGTCCCTGACGTAGGCCGACGACAGGCGGGTGACCGGCTTGGTGGACGGGGTCATGCTGCGCCTGGGGGTGTCGGCGTGTCGGCTGCAGCAAGAGGCTGTGCGGCGAGCGCGTCTACAGCGATCTGGTACATCTGCTTGCACAGACGGATGGCGTATGCCTCTTGCGCGTACACCGGCTCGCCGCATTCGGCACCAGCCCACACCTCCCGAATCTCGGCCAGCGCAGCGCGTAGGGGGTCAGGTGCGGTCACTTCAGTTCCCCCAGCAACTGCTCCAGACGGGTCGTGAGGCGCACGCGGATCAACTCACGGCGCGAGGCGTCGTCGGGCTGGAGTTCCCACTCGCGGCGGTCCAGCATCACGGGGGTCCGCACGGCCACGACCAACTTGGTGCTGCCGCCGTGAAACTGGTTGCGCATGTCGGCCAGCAGCATGTCCAGGGTCGTCGTCACTGCTTGGCCTCCCACCGTTTCAGGATCGGGCCGATGACCTTGGACAGGACATCCCTGGCGTTGCACGTTCCGCACCGGGTGATCGGCATACAGGCGCACCCGAAACCCTCCAGGGCGATGGCCTCCCGCAGTTCAGCCAGCAAAGGCTGCGCGGCGAGCGCGGCGCGGGCGAAGCTCAAAAGCTCGGCCGTTCGATAACTGCTGTCGGTTGCAAACACGTCGCCGGTGTCGAGCCCTAGCGGGCGCATTGTTCGGCCTAGACCGTGCGCGACGGCCATGTCTATCAACTCGCCATCACTCAGCGGCAGCGCAGCGCGTAGGGGGTCAGGTGCGGTCACTGGAACCCCCTCGGGTCGGCCTGCTCGTCCCAGTTGAACGGCGCACCGGACCCGTCGTCGCGGTGCTTGAAGGTCAGCCCCGGGCCGTCCTGCTTGGACTGCAGCGCCTGGAAGGTGCGGATGTACGCCGCCGTGGTCTGGCCCGGATACCACGCCGGGAACAGGCGCTTCTCGCCCCAGTTGGGGTCGAGCAGGTTCCGACGGCGGGTGGCCTCGCGGCTCTTGAGGTTCTTCAGCGCCTTGGCCGGGTCGGCCTTGACGGCGGCGAGGCGCTCGCGCTCGTTGGCGATCTCGGCGGCCTGCTTGGCCTTCTCGCGCTCGATGACTCGGCGGGCGTTGCTGGTCTTGCTCACGATTGCTTCTCCTCGGGGTTGACGATGGCGGGGATCGCGGTCGGCTGGAGCCGCCGCAGTTGTAGGCGTCTGATCTCACGCAGGGCGCAGTCGATGCCGGTGCCTGGGCCTCGCAGGGCGTCCGGGTTGCCCTCGATCAGGACGCAGGCCACGGTGTTCCAGGCCTTCTCGCAGGATCGCAGGCGCTTTAGTTCGTGGGCGTCGATGGCGACGATGGGGTTGTCCATTGGGTTCTCCTTAGGGGGTGGGCGGTTTCTTGCGGCGGATGGAGTCCCAGCCATCGCTGGGGCCTGGGTCTGAGAGGCCCAGCAGGCCTCCCAGGATGATCAGCAGGAACAGGGTCACGGTCATGGTCAGAACTTCTCGGCGCAGATCGGGCCGATGCCACGGGCAATCGACTCGGGGTCGGTCAGGTCACGGCTGCACACGCTGCAGCAGCCCGAGGCCCGACCGTGCAGGACGGCGGCGGCCTCGGGGTCGGCCTCGATGCGCTGCAGGTCGGCCAGCACGGTGTCGAGACTGACCCCGACAAGGCGTCCGGCAAACAGGGTCAGCGTGCCATTCTCGATCTTGCCGACGACGCCGGGGCAGTTGTCCCACTTGACCCAGCACAGGCTGTCCTGATTCTTCCGGGCGATGGTCAGGTTGCCGATGGTCAGCTTGGCGAGGCGCTGCATCAGGGCGTGGAGCTTCGGCAGCGTGGTGGCCGACGGCGGCGGCACGGTGGCCTCGATCACCGCGCTGTAGGGCTTGGGCTGGGACCACTCGATCAGCTTGTCAGCGAACGCGGCCTGCTTGTCCGAGGCGAACGCCTTGAACTTGTCCAGGCGGGCGGCCATGTCCAGGCAGGTGTGCTGCTTGCCGATGGCGAAGCTGTCTCGGCGCAGGGCGAACCGGGCGGCGGCCTGCTCTAGAGCCTGCACCTTGAGGGCGACGGCCTTCTGGGCCTCGACGGCGGCGGCCAGGGTCGAGTTGACCTGGGCGTGGGTGGTGCAGGCGGCGAAGTTGGCGGGGTTGAATGTCATGTCGTGGTCCTCGGTTGGTCGCTGGAAAAGCCCAGGCCTCAATTATGAAGCCTGGGTCTTGGTGCCGTCAAGCGGTTTGTTTCGGCGTTCGACGGCGCACTGCAGATGCCGTTGGCGATCAGGTCCCTGGCGGTGCGCCCGAACCAGCCCTGCAGGCTCCAGGCGAGGCCGGTGTCGATCAGGTACTGCCAAGCGGCGAAGACCTCCTCCTCGGAGTCGGCCTCGATGAAGCCCTCGGCAAGGCCTGTGGCGGTGTAGGCGTCCATGATGGTGATGTCCTTTGCAGTAGTGGTTGGAATTCAGACCAGCGGGAATTCGCTGTCGAAGGCGGCGAGGTCGATCTCGACCGGGGCGGCACGCTTGCCGTTGCTGGTGCGCTTGTCGCTGATGGCCCAGCCGCCGATGCCCTGGGTGGACCAGTTGCGATTCGCCAGGGCGAAGCGCAGGAGGTTGTTCAGGACGTGGGTCTCGTCGGTGTCGAACTGCTCGGCCAGCTTGGCGATGGTCGGGGCGATCTTGCCGTCCAGGCGAACGGACTTGATCTTGTTGGCGGCACGGTAGGCGGCTTGGCGCTCGGCAGCCGAGGCGTACTTGGCGGGACGACCGCGCTTGGGGGTGGTGGTCACGGCGGTCTCGACGAAGGCTTGGTTGGTCATGGTGCAGTGCAGTAAGTGGTGTAGGCCAGGGCTGTATTATGGCATTCCGTTATGGGTGATTGGAGACCTGGGCTGAACTATTTTTAGGTGCTTTCCCCTAGGGGCCCTCGCGTGCGGGCGCATGCGCCCGCGTGCGTACGCACCCGTACTACAGTGAAATAGTGTCCTCTTGTCCTAGGACAAAAGGACATGATTCATAAGCAATACGGGCGTGCGTGTGTGCGCGCACGCGCGCATGCGAGGCCAGTCGAGCCTCAGGCTTGGCTGCGGTGCGGTCAGTGGCTACACTCGCGGCCATGTTGTCAAGGGCTGAGATCAAGGTGTTGGACAAGCAGATCAAGCGTCTGGGGAACAGGCTCGCCTTCAGGCCTGCATGCGCCAAGGCTCCCGGCTGGCGTGCCGAGATGGCTGCGCTGGAGGCCAAGCGGCTGGCTGGCATGACGCGGCTGGAACGTGCGTTTCAACGCTGGGCTGCGTGATGGCCGTCACTGAAAAAGTGCGGAAGGCTGCGGGCAACCGAGGCCAGGGGCGCAAGCCTGGGGTGCCCAACAAGGTCACGACTGAGTTCAGGGACACGATCCGCAGGCTGCTGGAGGACAACGCCGACAACATCGCCAAGTGGGTGGCCCAGGTCGCCAACGGCACGCCAGCGGTCAGGGACCGTGACGGCAACGTGATCCACCCGGCACGCCCTGGAGACCCAGGCTTGGCCTTGGGCAAGCTGGCGCACCTCGCTGAGTTCGCCGCCCCGAAGCTGACCAGGGCCGAGGTCACAGGACCGGGCGGTGGCGACCTCACCGTGGTCATCAAGCACCTGGGCACCAAGCCATGACCGATGTCGTTTCGTTACGGGTAGTTCCCGACCATGTCGTCTTTGAGGCGTTCGCCTTCGTCGTCGGTCAACTGCCCAACGCCCAGGAGCGGAACATGGCGCTGGCCTTCGCCAAGCTGATCCTGGCCGCCGCAGTGCCACCCAGGCCCATCGAGCCCGCTCCGAGGCCGCCCAAGGCCTGGGAAGGGCCTGCGCGGGTCATCCCTGGAGCAGGGCCAGACCTGTCGGTCCACCGGCAGGTCGCATGGGGCGAGCCGCCCAAAGAGGACACGGTCTGATGCAGGCCCACCCGCTCTACGACGACGAGGCGCTGGTGGCCGAGGTGACCAGGGCGCACGCCAGGGCGGGCCTGACCATGCTCCAGCTTTGGATCACCCAGCCGACCGAGGAGAAGCACGCGGCCTGGGTGCTGGACGTGGTCGCCCCGCCGCACAAGGGTCGTGTCCTCTCCCTGGGCAGCGGCATCGGCGGCATGGAGGCGGCCTGGGCCTACGCCCGCCCGGACCTGCAGTTCACCCTGGTCAACCGCTCCCGTGCCCAGCTTGACCTGACCATCGGCCCAGGCGTGCGGGTCTGCGCCGATGCGATGGCGTACCAGCCTGACCAGTTCGACGGCATCCCGCCCGATGTCATCGTCATGGCGTACATGCTGGGCCATGTCCTCGCCCCGACGCTGCTGAAGCAGGCCATCGACATGCTGCCCCCTGGTGGCGTGGCCCTGGTGCTGGACATCTTCGACGCCGAGGACGCAGTGCAGCCGCTGCTGCACTACGACGCCCCGAGGTCGGTGGACATGGAGGCGGCAGGCTTCACCCGCGAGCATGTGCCGCAGTGGCACATGCACGGGCCGGTGGATGACATGGAGTTGTTTACACGTCGCGTGGTCGAGCGGACCAAGCCAGCCATGTGGGTGTACCGGGCATGAGCATCCTGCTGACCATCGTCGGCACGGTCGTCGCCCTGGTGCTGGTCGGCTGGCTGGCGTCGTGCGCCGGTGCTGAGAGGTGGCTGACGCTGAAGGAGTGGTGGGGATGAAGCTGCGTCGTCGTCGGAACAGCACCCGCCGTCGGGTGATGACCGTCACCCGGTGCATCTTTGAGGCGATGCGCAGGCACTCGGACCCCATCGATGCCAACCGCTGGCTGTCGTTGCGTGAGCGGTGGGACACCTCGCCATGACTGAGATCGTCCTGCCCAACGGCTTCGACCCCAGGCCCGCCCAGGAGGACCTGATGCGGTTCTTCGATGACGGCGGCCTGCGGGCCGCCTGCTGCTGGCCTCGCCGCTACGGCAAGGACCTGACGATGGTCCACCAGACCGTCAAGGAGATGTTTAAACGTCCGGGCATGTACTTCCACATGCTGCCCACCCACAAGCAGGCCAGGAAGGTCATCTGGGACGGCTTCGACAACACGGGCAGGAAGCTGCTGGAGACAGCGATGCCGACCCAGTTGCGAAAGGACACCAACCAGACCGAGATGAAGATCACCCTGCGTAACGGGGCGATCTGGCAGTTGGTGGGGTCGGACTACTACGACTCCCTGGTGGGGGCCAACCCCTTCGGCATCACGATGTCCGAGATGGCGCTGAGTGACCCGCGTGCGTGGCAGATATTCCGCCCGATCCTGGCGGGCAACGGAGGCTGGGCGGCGTTCATCAGTACACCCCGGGGGTACAACCACTTCCACGACGTGATGAAGATCGCCAAGGCCAACCCGGCGTGGTTCCGCTCGCACCTGACCAGCCTGCAGACGATGCACATCCCCGAGTCGGTGCTGGCCGACGAGCAGCGCGAGATGCCCGACGAGTTGTTCCGCCAGGAGTACATGTGCGACTTCGCTGCGGCCAACGTCGGGGCGATCTTCGGGCGGTACGTCGAGCAGGCCGAGAAGGAGGGCCGCATCTGCGACCTGGGCTCGCCGCATGGCGACAGCGAGGTCTGGTGTACCAGCGACATCGGCTACCGTGACAAGGCAGCCTGGGTCTGGTGGCGGCGCATGCGCGGGGGCTTTGAGATATTCCACTACGACGACGGGTCTGGCATGGACGCCGAGGAGTGGGTCGAGCGGCTGGCGAAGCAGCCGCGTGCCGACGTGCTGATCCTGCCGCACGATGCCCGCGTCAAGACCTTCCAGTCCAAGCGCAGCAGCGTCGAGGTGTTCCTGTCCACGCCGCCGTGGTCGAACTGCGACGTGCGTGTAAACGAGCAGCGCAGGAAGGCCGACAGCATCAACGCAGGCCGCCTGATGATGCGGCGGGTGCGGATCAGTGACGCGGCGGTGTGCGAGCCGTTCCTGATGGCGATGCGGGCCTACTCGTTCAAGTACGACGAGGAGACCAAGACCTTCAGTAGCGAGCCCAACCACGACTGGTCATCGCACCCGGCTGACGCCTTCATGGAGGGGGCCGCACGGCTGACCGAGTTGGAGCCCGCGCCGCCGAAGAAGACAATCATCGTGCCGAGCATGGACCGGGCCTTCACGCTTGAGGACCTGCACGCCAACGTGAACCCCTACAACCGCTCAAGCGGGAGACTCTGATGCCCTACGGAACTACCAGTAACGAAACGCCCGGTCAGCAGCCTGGGGCTCCGGGCGCTCCGCAGTCCCCGAAGGGCCCCCAGTCGGCCAAGAACAAGGTCGAGACCGGCAAGCAGTTGCCGTCGGAGCAGGCCGAGCAGGCCAAGAAGGACCCGGTCAAGCTGGCCGAGGTCTGGGAAAAGGAACTGCAGGCTGCCAAGAAGGAGTTGTCCAAGTTCCACCAGACCGGCAAGGCGCTGGTGCAGCGGTATCTGGACGAACGCGGCAGCGCACTGTCTGGCGAGTCGGACAGCAAGTTCA